ACCCCCTGTGTGAGTTCATGTACTCCCACTTCCAGCTCTACGGCTGCCAGCCCGTAGTGTTCTGCAATGTGCTGGACCCCACCAGGGCCGGCATGAAGGACAGCGTGGCCGGGGACGGCCAGACGGCCGTCCCCGTGGTGGAGCACCAGGCGGCGCTGCCTTTTGCCGCCATTGCCTCCACCATCCAGGTCAGCACAGACGCCAGTTTTTCCACCGTACTGGAGCTGGATGTGGATTACAGCATTCTCTACGACGAGGGCGCGGACGCCTGCCTGGTGGAGCTGCTGAGCTCCGGCGCACACTATGGGGAGGCGCAGCTGTACATTAAGTATGACGCGGTGAAGCCTGACGGCGTAGAGAAGACCGATATTGTGGAGGGTCTGAGCGTAATTGACGCCTGCATGAGCACCGTGGGGCTGGTCCCCGACCTTATCTGCGCCCCCGGCTGGTCCCATGACAGCGTGGTGGCCGCCGTCATGGCCACCAAGGCGGAGGGGGTGAACGGTCTGTTCCCCGCCAAGGCCCTGATCGACGCGGATACCGGCGAAGACGGTGTACGCAAATATGACCAGCTGCTGCTGTGGAAGAACAAAAATAACATCGTGGATGACAGCCAAATCCTTTGCTGGCCGATGCCCAGGCTGGGTGACTACAAATTCCACATGAGCACCCAGCTGGCGGGCCTCATGGCTCAGGTAGACGCCGGAAACGGCGGCGTGCCCTGTGAGTCCCCCAGCAACAAGAACTTCAAGATGGACGGCCTGTGTCTGGAGGACGGCACAGAGGTGAGTCTGACCTTTGAACAGACCAACATCATCGCGGGCTATGGCATTGTGACGGCCCTGAACTTCATGTCAATGGGGTGGACATGCCGGAACAACTACACCGCCTGCTATCCCGGCAACACCGATGTGAAGGATCAGTTCATCCCCGTCTCCCGAATGTTCGGTTTCGTGGCCAGCACCCTGATCCGGACCTTCTGGAGTAAGCTGGACAAGCCTATGAACCTGCGTCTGCTGGACAATATCCAGGACACCTGCAACATCTGGCTCAACGGCCTGGTAAGCCAGGAATACCTGCTGGGGGCCAGGGTGGAGCTGAAGGCTTCGGAAAACCCGGTGACCAGCCTGCTGGCTGGTATCATCTCGTTCCACATCTACATCACCCCGCCTGTTCCGGCGCAGGAGATCCACTTCACGCTGGAGTTCGATGTGGACTACCTGACCAGCGCACTGAACCTGGCTGCGTAATAATCCGGCTGCCCCGCTGACTCTGGGAAAATCCCAAACGTCTGGGAATTTCCCAGGCCGGGGCAGGCCAATTCAGAAGGAGGCAAAACTATGGGCAATAAACAGGCTGCGGCCTATATCAACCTGGAAATCTATGAGGACAGCATCAACCTGATGGGCGTGGCCAAGGTGCAGCTGCCCGCCATCGTCTTCCCCTGTGTCCAGATTTCCGGCGCCGGGATGATGGGCAACATGGAGGTGCCGCTGTACGGCATGGTGGACAACATGACCACCACCATCAACTGGCTCACTCCCCACGGGGACGCGGTGAAGCTGATGTCCCCCAAGAAGCACCAGCTGGACATGAGGGTGGCCGAGGAGTACTGGGATGTGGAGCAGGCGGATGTGGGCCTTTGGGCAGACAAGTACGTCATGATCGTCCGCCCCAAGACCACCACCCCCGGCACTGTGGCCCCCATGGGCTCTGCTGACACCTCCGGCGAGTATGTGGTGTATTACTTCGCCGCCTACAAGGACGGTGAGCAGCTGTGGGAGGTCGACAAACGCAACATGAAGTGCGTCATTTTGGGCGTGGACTACATGGAGCCGGTGCGTAAGGCGCTGGGCAAGTAACAGAAAACAGGCTCCGGGCGGCATGGCTGTCCGGGGCCTGTGCTGATTTTAGAAAGGAGCTATTCCATGAGCACTGAAAAAAATACGGCCACCTCGCTGGAGGCTGCGGCGCAGGCCGCGGCCGCGCTGGATGCCGAGGCCCAGGCAAGCCCTGATGACCTGACCTACACGCACACCTTTAAAAAGCCCTTTGAGTACCGGGGCCACACCGTCACGGAACTGACCTTCGACTGGGGCGGGCTGACGGGTGCGGATCACCAGGCCATCGAGGATGATCTGCGCCGGCACGGTCTGACGCTGGTGGTGCCTTCGTTCACCGGGGAATTCCTGGAGGGCATGGCCGTCCGGGCCTGTGTGAACCGGGATGACAACGGCATCCGCATCGTGGACATGGATATGCTGCGGGCCCTGCCCATCCGGGACTATCAGCAGATTTACATGAGCGCCCGCCGTTTTTTGAGACGTGGGGAGTCGTAACCGGCGACGGCGGGTTATGGCTCCAAAAGCAGTGCATGATCCTGGCGCGGAACAACAACACACCAATACCGTACTGGTTGGAACTTCCGCTTTGGAAACTGCGCCAGTGGATCAGAACCAATAACATCGTGGTAGCCGAGGAGAAGGAGGAGGCCGCAAATGGCAAGTAAACGGGAATTTGAGATGCTATTCGCTCTGAACGCCCGAATGAACAGCGGTTTCAGCGGCACCTTCTCCAAGGCCCAGGCGGAGTTTTCCCGGCTGGGGAAGGAGATCCAGGGCCTACATAAGGTTCAGGGCGACATCGCCTCCTACCAAAAACAGCAGAGCGCAATCGAGGCCACCCGCTCCAAGCTGGAAAGCCTGCAAAAGCAGCACGACCTTCTTCAGAAGGAAATCGGCGAAACCACTGGCTCCACCTCCGGGCTGGAGCGGGAGAAGGTCAAGCTGGAACAGCGCATCAAGGACACCGAGGCGGCGCTGGAGCGGCAGGGCCAAAAGCTGGAGAACACCGGCGCTCGGCTGAAGGACGCCGGTGTTGACACGAGCAACCTGGCCCAGAAGGATGCCGAACTGACCGCCAAAATCAAGGAGCTGGAAAACCAGCAGGACAAGGCAGCCGACAGCGCGGCCAGTTTTGGAGAAAAGGCGTCCCAGGGTGTTACGGCGATTGGGGATGCCCTGGCCGCCGCAGGCATCGCCATGGCGCTGAAGGAGATCGCGGATGCCTTCATGGAGTGTGTTGGCATCGCCGCAGACTTCGAGGAGGCCATGTCCACTGTCGAGGCGCTCTCCCAGGCCAACGCCCAGGAGATGGCGGCCCTGACAGCGGAGGCCAAGGATCTGGGCGCTACCACGAAGTTCACCGCCAAAGAGAGTGCCGACGCCATGGGCTACATGGCCATGGCCGGGTGGGATGCCACCGATATGCTCCAGGGCATGGACGGCGTCCTCCAGTTGGCTGCAGCGTCCGGCGAGGACTTGGCGATGGTGTCGGACATCGTCACCGACAGCCTCAGCGCCTTCGGACTGACAGCAAAGGACACGGCGCACTTCTCTGACGTCCTGGCAGCGGCGGCCACCAGTTCCAATACCAATGTGGCCATCATGGGCGAGACATTCAAGATGTCCGCGTCCGTGGCTGGCGCGTTGGGATACAGCATCGAGGACGTGGCCGTGGCTATGGGCCTCATGGCTAACAGCGGCGTCAAGGGCAGTATCGCCGGTACCGCTCTTAGAAACACATTCAACGGACTCCTGGAGGGCGTGACCCTGACTGGCGCAGCCTTCGGGGAGTATGAGTATTGCGCGGTCAAGGCCGATGGCACCATGAAAGACTTCGGCAGTACGATTGACGAACTGCGCGGCTACTTCGAGCAGATGACCGAGGCCGAGCGGGTGGCCAATGCCCAGGCCATCGCAGGCCAGCGCGGTTACAACGGCCTGCTGGCCATCTTGAATGCCACCGATGCGGACTACGCATCCCTGACCAACAGCATCAACAACTGCACCGGCGCTGCCCAGCGCATGGCGGACGTCAAGCTGGACAATCTGAACGGCCAGCTGACGCTGATGGATTCCGCGTGGGACGCGCTGAAGACTACCATCGGCGAGGAGTTCAACCCGGAACTGCGCGCCCTGGCTGAGATCGGCACCGATGTGCTCGGCGGGATTAATGGCTTTGTGCAGGAGCATCCCGCGCTGGTAAAGGGCATCATGGCCGGCGTGGGTGCCGTGGGTGCCGGCGTTGCCGTCCTCACGGGGGTTGCCGCCGTCACCAAGGTGCTTATTCCCCTGATGGGGACACTTACCGCGGCGATTCCTGGCGTCAACATCATCATGGGCGTGACTGCTGCCGTGGCCGGTGTCGTTGGTGTGGTGACCGCTCTGGCCACCGCTGCCGATGCAGGGGTTCCTTCGGTAAAGGAACTGACCGAGGCCGCGCGTGACATGAAGGACGCCATGGACGAGGCGGGCGCCACCTACGAGGAAACGGCCACCCAGACCATGGCCACGGCAGAGGTCGCCAACCTCTACATCGACAAGCTGGAGGAAATTGAGGCGGCCACGGGCGGTGCGGTGGAGGGCAACCAGGAGTACCACAACATTCTGGCTCTGCTCACCCGGACGGTCCCGGAGCTGGCCGACAGCATCGACCTGACCACGGACAGCATCGAGGGCGGCACGGCTGCCCTTCGGGAACAGACTGAAGCCTGGAAGAAGAACGCAGAAACCCAGGCTTACCAGGAGTACATCAATTCTCTGTATGACCAATACGGCGAGGTCATGGCAGAGTCCGCCGAGAACAGCATCAAACTGACCCAGGCGCAAATCAAGCTGGAAACGGCGGAGAAAAACCGGGATGCCGCCCTGGAGCGGATGAATGAACTCTCCCAGGAGGCATACGAAAACGGTACCTATCTGACCCAGGAATACTATGACCTGGAAAACGCCCTCTATGGCTATAACGATGAAATCTACACCGCAGAGCGGGAAATCAAGAACCTCAACAAAGCCATCGATGCGGATGCCGAGGCCGTCGCCGCTGCCGAGGCTGAAATCGAGAGTGCCGAGGAGGCGGTTGCCCAGCTTACCGGGGCCACTGAAGAACAGACCGAGGCAGAGGCCGCAGCCGCAGCGCAGACCGAGGAGCTGAATGCGGTCATCGGTGATACCGCCGAACAGGTCGCCGCGCTGGTGGAGTCCTACAACGAGGCTTATGCGGCCGCGCTGGATTCCATCTCCGGGCAGTATGCCCTTTGGGACGAGGCGGCGGATGTGGTTGAAACCAGTGCCGGGAGCATCAACAATGCCCTGGAGAGCCAGATCACCTACTGGCAGGACTACAACTCCAATCTTCAGTCCCTGACCGAGCGCAGCGCGGACATTGAGGGCCTGAGCGATGTGATCGCCAGCTTTGCCGATGGCAGCGAGGACAGCGTGAACGCGGTCGCCGGCATGGCCAACGCCACGGATGAGGAACTGGCTACCATGGTTGCCAACTGGCAGGCTCTCCAGAAGGAGCAGGAGGCCGCCGCCGGGAGTGTGGCCGAGCTGAAGACCGACTTCACGGAAACCATGGATGAGCTTCAGACCGAACTGGCTGCGGACATCGAGGCCATGGATCTGGGGGACGAGGCAACGGCAGCGGGCCGGGCCACCATCCAGGGTTACATCAATGCGGCGAACGATATGCTCCCGCAGGTGAAGGCCGCATACCAAGACCTCGCCCGCGCCGCATCCAACGCCATGGGGACACCCTCCTACAGCAATAGCGCGTATGCAGCC